GACCACAGTGTTTGCTGATCATTACACTGCTGTCGAGAAAATGGAGCTGTCGTACGCCCAACGCTCAAAAGACGCGAATGGCGACCGAGATAAGTTGAATGCCCTAGACAAGGCTCGTCTCGACGAAAAGCGCGACATGGACCTCAAGTATTACGGGGACGTGGCTGGCGCGGCTTCCAGTTTCTTCGGTAAGCAAACTGCCGCCTACAAAATCCTGCATGCGGTCGAAATGGGCTTCCGCGCTTTTGAACTAGCGTCGTCCATTTCTTCAGTCGCGCAAAAAGGTGTTGAAGTATCCAGCAAAGTGGCTCTCAACGGGGTTCTACAGGCCAGTAACACGGCTACCGGTGCCACGGCTATGTTCGCTTTTCTTGGCCCGTTCGGGTTCCCCGCCATCGCGGCCATGCTCGCAGTACTGGGCTCGTTGGGGGCCAACACGGGCGGATCGGGCGGCGCGGGTGGCGTAGTAAGATACGAAGCTAGGCAGAAGACGCAGGGTACTGGCACGGTCTTCGGGGACGACGCGGCTAAATCCTCATCCGTCCAGAATAGCCTGAAGGTCGCTGCTAGCAATTCGGTCAAAAGCCTAGAAACTTCTAACAGGATGTTGGAGGTTCTCAAGGATATCAACACCAACATTTCTGCTTTGACGATTGCCATCGCCAGAACTATGAAAATTTCGGGCGGCATGTTCGACACCAGCGGTCTCGGCTTGGGTACTAAGGGGACGAAAGGCTTTCTGGGCATCGGCGGTTCCACCACGACCCGCTCGTTGTCAGACATGGGGATCCAGTTTAACGACCAAACTTTGGGCGATATTCTAACCAGGGGCGTTTCTGGCAGGTCGTATCAAGAAGTTATGGCCACTAAAACCAGCAGCGGTTTCCTAGGCATTGGTGGTGGCACCAAAACGTCGTACAGTACGTCATACGGTGACATTGACAAAGAGGTTCAATCAGCTATCCAGGAAACGCTTCGGTCTGTCCAAAGCGGCATCGTTGAAGCAGCCAAAGTACTCGGTATCACCGGGGCCGAAGAGACACTCAAGAATTTCACTCTGGCGCTCGGTACAGTGTCATTCGCCAATATGACGGGAGCCGAGATCGAAGAAACACTTAATGCGATGTTCTCTAAGGCCGGGGACCAAATGGCTAACGCGGTGGTCCCAGGGCTAAGGACCATGCAGAAAGTCGGTGAAGGTTTCATGGAAACCATGATCCGGGTCGCCAGAGAGTACCAAGTCGTTGATCTACAGCTGGCCAGTATCGGCAAAACTTTCAAGACAGTCGGCCAAGAGTCGATTGTCATGCGCGACAGACTTGTTCAGCTGTTCGGTGGCATCGATGAGTTTTCAAGTGCTACGAGCTATTTCAAAGACAATTTCCTCACAGACGCGGAACGCATAGCGCCCATCGCGAATGTCGTAAGTATGGAAATGGGTCGTCTAGGCTTGTCGGCAATTCGCACTAAAGATCAGTTCAAAACGTTGATTATGAACCTGGATCTGTCTACAGTCGGTGGACAGAATATGTACGCTGCTCTGATTAAGCTGGCACCCGCTTTTGACGAAGTGGCTACTGCCGCAGAAGAGGCGACGAAAAGCGCTCGTGATCTAGCCCAACAAAGGGTGAACGACGCAAAAGACGCCTTGGACGAAAAACAAGACAAGCTTGTTGACGCCTATCGGACACAGTCTGACGCTATTCAGGCAGTCGTTGATAAATTCAGGAAGTTTTCTGACCAGCTTAGGTCGTTTAAGAACCAGCTGCAGACAGGGACACTGGCAGGGCTTTCTCCGCAAGACCAGTATTTTGCGACAAAGTCTGCCTTCGAAGCCACCAGGGCCAGGGCGGCTCAAGGCGATTCCGGGGCGATAGCTCAACTGCAATCCGTTAGCGAGGCTTTCCTTGACGCTTCGCGCAATTACTTCGCGAGCGGCACAGGGTATTTCCAAGACCTCGAAGCTGTGAAGGGCGTTGTTGACACTGTCCTCAAGTTTACGGACAACCAGGTTTCTACAGGAGACGCTCTACAGAAATCTCTCGACCAGATGGTCAATACGTTTGCAGAAAACAACGGCCTGTTGCTGCGAGTGCAAGACGGCATTGTTTCTCTGGACGGCACGTTTAAGCTGTCTTCTGAGCAGATCGCTAATGCCGTGTTTACCCAGGACGGTAGGCTGGTCGATATTCGTACAGCGACCATCGACGGCGCTGGCCAAGTAGTTACCTCGGTTAATACGTCGGCCATCGTAATCGGCGGTGCTGTTCAGGGGGCTATGGGGGCTGTTCAGGCCGCTATTACCGATATGGGCAGTGCGTTGGCGTCCTATCAATCAGCGGTAGCGGCACAGAATGCCCTTATCGCACAGCAGCAGCAAGACGCGGCAGCGGCAGCGGCGGCGGCACAAGCGGCAACTTTAGCGGCTATCCAGGCAGCGCAGAACGCTAACAACTCGGGGACTGCAACTTCGGTTACCCAGCCCGTCAATGCCGGTCCCACCTACTCGGACCATTACTCTGAGATAAGGGCCGAACGTCCGGACGTGGTTTCCGAAGCCGAGCGTCTTCTGGCCACCGCTGACCGTAATTCTCCTTGGTTCAACCAACACGGGCTCAATGGGGGTGTAAATGGGTTCATCGATTGGTGGTTGCAGAACAAACCCGCTAACGACGTTTATTCGCCTGACAGCCACGCTGTCGGTAATTACACCGGTATGGTTGGCGGGTCAGGTGGAACCGATAGCCGCAAAATCAGCTTCCGTGCCACCCCCGGTGAGCTTGTCTCGGTGCACACCCCAAACCAGGTTAAGGCGGCGGTTGACCAGGGCAAGCGTACCGAAGCCCTTCTTGAACAAATGATAAGCCTCCTTGATGGAGCCAACCAGCAGCGGGCAGATGCTCACAGCGAAATGGCTGGGCTCATGGGCAAGCAGATCAGCGAAGCGTCAGCCACCAAGCGGGCTTCGCGCCTTAGGAAGTTGGCATGATCGTCGTCGAATTAACAGCGGCCATTGACGCAGCCGGGGCCACGAAGACTTTTTATTTGTCCACCGACCCCTTTGTCACTACCCCGAGCGATACCCCAGCGAACACGGAATTTCTAGCTGTCTTGGTCAACCCCGGCTCGTTTGGTACGTCGGTGTTCACTGATGGCCGCACCGGTGGGGGCGCTACGCTCCAGAACGGCGAAATGATTGTGTCGAACATGGACGGGTCTTTCGATCCGTGGCAATTCTACAGTTTCGATGGCCGTCAGATAACAGTCCGAATGGGCGAGCCGTCAGGCGGGTACCCTGGTTCCATGGTGACCCTGTTTAAAGGAACAGTTGAAGCCGTTGAACTAACCTGGGACAGCGTTGTCATTCGGGTGATGGACCTGCAGAGATCGCTACAAGTACCGCTGTTGCCAAACACGTACGGGGGCACTAATTCGCTTCCGAACGGCATCGACGGGACAGCGAACGACATTAAAGGACAGAAAAAACCGCGCGTATATGGCCTCGTGTACAACATTCAGCCCCAGGCAGTCAACACTTCTCTGCTCATTTACCAAGTCAGTGACAGGGCCGTGCAGGCTATTGACGCGGTGTATGACCGGGGGGTTGCTCTCGCACAGGGGTCTGATTTCGCGACTAATGCCCTTTTACAAGCCGCGACTGGTCTATCGGCTGGCACGTACTACACTTGCAAAGCGGAGGGGCTTTTCCGTCTCGCGTCGACGCCTGCCGGATACCCGACAGCGGACGTCACGGAGGGCGCGAGTGCTTCGCTGCGTACCCCAGCTCAAGTCCTTAGCCGCATGGCTACCGATGCTGGGCTGACTACAGTTTCTTCCGACATAACTTCTCTGGACAATCTTACGTCGACTTCTGGAACTTCTTGGGAGTGTGGCGTTTACGTTACGGACGACGTCACATTCGAAGATGCTATGAACCAGGTATCTACTGGATTCATGGTGGCGTATTATTTCGATGCCCTAGGTCGTTATCGAATGGGCATGTTGGTAGCTCCTTCCGGTATCCCCTCTTTATATATCACCGAAGACGTCGTTCTGCCGGGTATCGAGCGCGTAACTCCGCCCGAAATGGCTGTTCCCCCCTGGGCTGTTATTTTTAAGCACACAAAGATTTGGGCGGTTCAAGACACTGATCTAGCTGGTTCCGTGAGTGCCGCTTCTAGAGCCTTTCTTGCTGACGAGTATCGTACAGTTAGGTCAGAAGATGCGGCTGTGAAAACCAAATATTTGCTAGCCCAGGAATACGAAGTATACAGCTTGATGGCTGATCGCTCTAATTCCGGATGGGCTGCTACGCAGGGCGCAAGGGTGAGGGACTTGCTCAAAGGAGCGCCGAACATGTTCAGGGTTCCAGTGCCCCTAGATATCATCCAGGGGGCTTCCTATAAAATGTTGGACGTGGTATCCTTGACTATCAGCCGGTTTTCAATGAGCGGCGGCAAGCTCTTCTTGTTACTCGGCATTGACCTGGAATTGGCTGATAACACGGCCATTCTAACCTTGTGGGGTTAACGTGGCGAACGCTTTGATCGCGTTCCAGAACCGGGTTGACCAAGCCGCGTTAAGCGGTGGATCTTACATTGCTGGGTTGCCACTTTCCAACCTGCAAAACAGACGAATAAAATCAGTCGCGAGGTCGTCTGATCTTTCTCTGTCTTCCACCCAATTCACCGTGGATATCGGTACCGGCAAGTTTGTTCGCATTGTAGCTTTGGTGGGCCACAATCTGTCGTTGTCGGCTAGGTATCGTCTTCGCGGTAGTTCTGACGTTTCGTTCGCCACTTCCGAGTACGATTCGGGTTGGTTGGACGTTTGGCCGCGAGTTTATCAGTCCGCCCAAATAGACTGGCAAGCGCTTAACTGGTGGACAGGCCGCTATTTGGAAGAAGAACGCCAGGGCTACACTTGGAATTTGCCGATAGTGCTTCCAGCCCAGGTCAACTACCGTTACTGGAAAATGGAGCTTGACGACGCGGCCAGGACCGACGTAACATACGTTGACGTTGGCAGGGTTTTCATCGGCGGTGTTTGGCAGCCTGTTGTCAACATGTCCGAAGGTGCTCAGCTCGGATGGGAAACCAACACTCAGGTACAAGAAAGTCTTAGCGGCGCAGAGTTTTTTCAGCGCAGGACCCCCTATCGCGTGGCTCAGTTCGAATTAGGCTGGATGCTGGACGACGAAGCATTCGGTAAAGCATTCGACATATTTCGGCGAATGGGTGTGGACCAAGAAGTGTTCTACATTTACGACCCGAGCGACACCGTACAACTTCTTCGGAGGTCGTTTCTCGGACGCTTCCGGAGACTGTCTCCCATCGAAATCAGAAACTTTTTGCTGCGCAAAACCGTGTTGGAAGTGAAGGAATTGCTGTAATGCCCAACAACGTCACAATGGATTCTGGTGTCGGCGGCGACGGGAATACTTACACTGACGGTGTGGGTAATGACACCACTCTTCGCGGCATGGACAACGGGGGCCACGCTAGGTGGTTTATCCCCCTGATTTCTGCCGTAATCGGCGTGGCCAGCTACGTCAAGAACACACTAGTGGCAAACGCACAGGCCGCAGCGACGACTGCGCAAACTGCCGCCACGAACGCCCTGAACGCCCCAGGGACCCTCGCTTCGTCTACCACGGCTTGTACCCTGGCCACCCAAACCAAAGTTTTCACGCTTAATGCTGCTGGGAAGGCTTATGGCCTGGGGCAAAGAGTTCTGTTGGTGTCAGCGGCGAACATCAACAACCAAATGTCTGGTCTGGTTTCCATTGCCCCCGGTGCTGGTTCTTCGATGACCGTCGTCATCGATTGGGTTAATCCGACCGCCCCTAACCTCGGCTCTTCGTTCAGCGATTGGCAGATCAGCCTGGGTGCCAATGCCGGGGTGTCGTCTGTGGCGGGGCGTTCTGGGGCTGTCACATTGGCTACTGCTGACCTTTCCGACTACGCCGCAAAACGTCTTGCAGACCAAAAATTCGCTGTCTGCATGGCTCTTCTCTTCTAAAAGGATCTGACAAATGCCCGTTACTCCGAATAGCGCTGTAACCCCCCAGGCTGTCGTCACTGGCTACGCGAAGGTCACAGGTGCCAACTCGAACTACGCAGCTCCTACAAACACGGTTCAACTGTTGGCTGGGCAAGCGAATGGGGCTCGCCTTACCTCCGTCACCGCCCTGGCCCTGGCCAACACTTCCGCCGTCGAACTCCAGCTATTCAGTTACGATGGCACAACGTACAAATTCATCATGTCAAAATTGATGCCGACGGTGTCTATTTCAGGCACTACGGCCCAAGCTCTGGTGGACTTCGGCTACAGCGAAAATAACCCGCTTAATCTTGCGCCCAACGAACAGTTGGTGGCGGCTATTGGTGCCGCCCTGGCTACCGGCGTTCAATTCCGTTGTCAGGGCGGGGCGTACTAATTCGCCATGAAACGCGTTGCCCACAATTTGTGTGTCAACCATGCTCCTTTACCCAGGGCTTGTGATCCTGGGTATCGCCGCAGACGTGCTCGCGTTAAATCTATTGGCCGTATGCCTGGATTCCCGCCCAACTCCAAAATGGCGAATCCAGCCGATAGACTTGGCAGAGTGTTTAGCTTCGCTGACCAGTCTATGTCTTTGCGCAAAAGGGGGGCGCGGATTCTCCAAATCTCCCCGGCGGTTAACGGCAAAACCGTCTGGAACCTCGATACTGACGGGCCGTTGAATTTGGGGACGCAAGGCGTTTGGTACGCTACCCCCTTAGGTTCGTTTGTCGTTTTCGTCAAAGCCTGGGGAGAAGGCGGCGAGAAACGCTATTCCAACAACATTCCTGGTGTAGGTGCCTTCTCAGGCGGCGCGATACAACTTGTCGCCTCAACCACAATTCGTCTCGGTGTCGGACAAGGGCGGGGTAACGGAGGGCCTTACGGTGCGAGTGGCGGTGGCTGGTCTGGCGTCGTGCTTGACGCCAGCGACGTCGCTGTTCTAATAGCTGGCGGCGGCGGTGGAAGCAGTAGCATTAATTACCAAGTTTCGTCTATAGGTGGCCCTGCCGGGTGGCCGAACGGCTCAGATGGGGCGGTGGACCCGCACGGCAATGACCAGGGGGGCAAGGGGGCCACCCAGACCGCGCCTGGAAACGGGGGTAATGCGGGTGGCGGCATAAGCGCAACAAATGGTCTTGCGGGAGTTGGTAGAAACGGCGGAACTGGCGGTTGGGGCGGGGCTGGCGGTGGCGGGGGGTATTTTGGCGGCGGCGGCGGCTCTGGCTCTGATTACTCAGGGGCTGGCGGTGGCGGCGGCTCCAGTTACTTTAACCCATCTTTAGTTTCCGGCGCTCTCATGTTGTTTGGCTCGGGCACAACGCCAGGTAATGCGTCTGATCCGCAACGCGATGGCGCTGGTAACGAACTCAGCGGCAGACTAATTCTTCTGTAAGGACACAATCACATGCGCTACCAACGCAAGGATCTCGCCACCGGTTCCAACATCGGCGGCTTGGCTTTTTTGCCTCCGGAGCTGCAAGGTCTTAGACTTGACCTTCTCGCTGACCTGTCGTGGCTGGACCCCCAATTAGGGTACAAGGGACAGGGGTTTTTCCCCGTCGAACAAAGGCTCGAAGACGCCAAAGAGGTCAAGGCGGCGCAAATCGAGTTGGCTTTTACCACGAGATTCGCTAACGGCTTCCCGTGCGTCATCGGAGGCAACACTGAAACTCTTCAAATGAGGCCCGCGGATCAGGTCAATTGGTTGATCTTCAAGGACGCCTGTGACGACAATATTGCGGCTGGAGACGGGAGTGCACAAAACCCGCTTCCGCTTAGAACCGCGTCTAACAACGAATATTCGCTCACCAACGTACAGGGCAGAAACCTTATGGTAGCTTTGCGTACGTATGGAGCGGGTCTTCTGCGTAGGCATTGGCTGTTGAAGGACGCCAACAAGAACGCCACTACCGAACAGGAAGTCCAAGCGATTGACGTAAGTGCCGGTTGGCCCCCAGGAGGCTACGTTGTCTAGTTTCACTGCGGCCAAATTCGAGCCCGTCATACTGCCCAACGGTAAGCAGAAAACACGCGAAGGACGCAAAGTGTTTCGTGTTCTGGGCGCAGATGGCGACGGCATGCGGTTTCATGTGGGTTTCCCTGGGTCGGGGATCTCCGTACACGTTCCTGAGGGCTTTGAGACAGACGGGCCGTCTATTCCAACTCTGCAATCAGAAGGGCTGGCGGCTGCACTTGGGTTGATTACTTGGGTGGTGCCCCAGAGCGCTCGAAATCGGGCTATGAAAGCTTCTGCTGTCCATGATTTGCTTTGTGAAGACCCTCGTTTCGAGCGAGCTGCGGCTGACGGCGAATACTGGGTAGCTATGAGCGCGGAAGGAACTCCGAGGTTTTGGCGGTGGGTGTTTTTCCGTGCCGTCACCCTGAACAAAAGCAAAGAACGGCACAACCACCACATCAAATTCGGCGACGAATAGGCTAATAGGGGAAAGGCGAGAATGTCTGGCGTAACAAGATCACGGCCTAAGTTGGTGTCGCCACCGACCCCTGAGGCTATAGCTATTGAAATGCACTCGAAATCTATGGACCGGGTGGCAGACGCACTAACTACAGTGGCGGAAGAAATGAAGCTGCACCGTGAGCAGTCTAAGCCGGTGCATGACTTTTACGATCTCGCGGGGGACGCTCTTACCTGTTTCCGTCGAAACATCTCCAAGTATGGCCCTTGGCTTTTGGCCTCTATGCCCGTAGCCATCAGTCTTATCAACGGCGTATCGCCACAAGCGGCCAAGCTCATTCAATTCATCGTAACCCTCATGCAGAGTGCTCCAAATGGGTAAAATCTTCCAAAGCCAAAAACTGGTAGGCGTCCATCCCGACCTAGTGAGGGTTGTGGTTCGTGCTGCAGACTTATTTCCGTTCGACCTGCTGGTCGCCGAAGGTGTCAGAACCTCGCAACGGCAAAAAACACTTTACGCCCAGGGCAGGACGGCCCCCGGCAAAGTCGTCACATGGACGATGAAGAGCAAACACTTGAAACAAGACGACGGCTTCGGACACGCCGTCGATCTGTACACCCAGACCAACGGCAAACTCGACACCACCAAACAGGTTGAAATCGGGAACGCTATGGGCGAAGCCGCTCGTGAACTTGGTGTCAACATTCGCTGGGGCGCGGACTGGAACCACAACGGACGTCCTTTCGAAAAAGGCGAAACCGACAGCCCCCATTTCGAGTTGAAAGTCTAATGCGCAAGAAATTCATCGTGGCCGGGATCATCGCTGCTATCTTGTTCGAGACGGCGGAAGTGATCTTTTTCGTTCACGTCATGCAATCCCCGCGCGATTGTGTTGCGGGTACGGACTAGGAGGTCCAAATGAAGAAGGTTATCGCGTTCTGTATGGTTGCGATGTTGTCGGCATGCGCTTCCATCAGTTCCATTGACGCCATTTCAGCTGTCGAAACTGGCTTCAAGGTGGGCAACATGACTGTCGCTGCTTACTGCAAACTTTCTCCGGAAAGCAGGGCAGCAGTGCGGAAAAAGTATGACATTCCGCACCTGATTCAGTGCCCGAACGACCCGCCCATCGAGGCTATGCCTCCCAACGACCCTGGCTAAACTCCGAGCCTCTCCGAGGGGCCTCCCGCGCCCCAGGCTGTCCAGCGCTACATACGTAGCCGGACCCTACCTCCCGCCCGCCCGTCATACACCGGGCGGGCGGTGTCGTATGTGTGCTACGTCTCGTCGCCCCCGGTGTGCACCACGTCCGAGAGATCAATTCTGCCCGCGTCAAAAGTAGCTCCATCGCCCCTGACGAGCTTGACCTCGATATGTTGGCCGTCTTCTGACAGTTGCCCCATTAAAGGCCCCACCAGTTCAACCTTCACCCGGCCCTTTTTCTTAAAAGCAACGACCGACCCGTTTTTCGATACGCGGATTTTTCCCGAAGGCACACGATGCTGGCGAATCCAACCCTCGCTGACGCAGTATTCGATGACCCTGGGAGCAATTACTCCGTCGATCTTGACGCTAATGCGCCGCATGAAAATAGGGCAGTGCCATTCGCTGCTCGGTTCAACCGACAAACGGTCTGGTACTGCCTCTGACTTGTACCGGTCTTTCGGCGAAATGGTGCGCCAGTCGAATGGCGGGACGTAGTCAGTTCGTTCCATAGGGTAACACTCCAGTTTCGCGGGCGTAGCCCATTACAGCTGCTGCGATATCTTCCTTACGCTGCAGAGCTTTAATCACTGCTGCGTCTTGGCTTGAGGCTATGAAGTCACCGATAGCGATTGGCGCAGATTGTCCAGCTCCTTGATTCCGTTCCTCGCACTGCCCCCGGTCGTTCAGGGAGTAGTTGTTTTCGTAGAACCACGTGGTGTGGCACGGGTCGCTTGGGTTCCCCATGAGGGTGTGGCCGTAGCGCAAAGCTTGTTCTTGGCCTATGAGAACCCGACATGACGGGTCCTCGTTGAACTTAGCTTTCTCACTAATTCGGTCACGCTCGTTTTCTTTGTGCCAAGCGTTGCCCCGTATCACAGCAGGGTTGAATTCGACGAGGACCCTCTCAAGAATATCAATCGAATGTTGATAGTGACACACTACGATGATTTTTGTAGGGATCTCGTCCGTTATGATCCGCCGTATTTCAATCGCCTTGGGATTTTTCTGCGGCGGCATCAACTCATGTACGTTGCCATCTTCGTCGATTATGAACCCGGAAGTGATCTGCTGCATTTTCATGAGCTTTGTGATGACTTGGTCGGCGGTTACGACGGTCCCAGTTTCAAGCTCTACCAAGAAATCCTGGCGCATCTGGTCATACAACTTCTGTTGTTCTGGTAGAAGCTTAATCATCCTCGGATTGACGTAATCGACGCCTGGAGTTTTAAGCCAGTCCGATTTCCGAGCAAAGAAAGAACACCGCGCCAAGATTGCTTGCAGTTGGTCTTCGTTCTTGGCCCCTAGAACAACACGGCCTTGGAACCCACCCATTTGGCAGAACATATTTCTGAACGAAGCAGGCATCACGCCTTGCAATTGAGCGATAAAGCGCAATTGCCCCCACAAATCATGGGGTCCTTGGGTCACTGGTTTCCCAGTTAAAACACGTCGAACAGCGCAGACTTTGGCCAGGGCTATAGCCTCTTTGGTGTCCACGGACTGCGGGTTTTTGATCGACACACTTTCGTCCGCCCCGATGACGGTACGGTCACCCAGCACATCGGCCAGGATAGAGAGCGTGGCTTCGTATCGGAGAGCTTCGTAGTTGACCGCGATCAAGCCGCCTTTGTCTTTGTTTTTGAAGATAAAGTCTACGGCCTTCTTCCGGTTGTTAGAATCCAGTGCCATAGCGTCAGCTGGGTAGCCGAACTTTTCAGCTTCAAGTGCCCAATCCACCTTGAAAGCATTAGGTGCCAGAACAACCTGCCACCTAAAGTCATAATCTCTTCGCAGCAGCGCCCCCTCGTTAAGGAATGTCGGTGTTTTCCCGACACGCGGCTCTAGGAAGTGGCCCCACCCCACAGCGGGGCGGTCACCGGGGTGGCCGATAATTCGGCGGTGAAACGGCGTGTCGTCCACGGTGTCCATGGTCGCAACACCTTTATATGAGCGACGCAAAGCTTCAAGTTGGGCCTCGCGGGGTTCGCAGTTTAAAAGCCAGTCAATCAAAACGGCAGATCCTCGATATAACCATTTTCGACGTCAGACGTCAGCGGGTCTGTTTCGGGCTTGTTGGCGGGCAGCTGGAACCCCATACGTAAGCTGTGTACTTCCTCTTCGACCACTGCCGCCATTTCCAGGGGCAGCGCAGCACGTCGTACAGCGGCATGAAAGCGCTCGAGGGTGACGGAGTATTGGCGAACGATGAGGCTGTTGCCCATAGAAATTTCCATAGCTACATGGAACAACTCATCGATTAGGTCCGCGACCTTCACGACAGCCAGAACATCCTCGTCATAAACAGGTATCTCGAAGCCCATAATCTCTGCTTGTTCGATTTCGTAGGCATCGAGTTTGTCTGGGTCAGTCACGGCCCTTTTGACCGGACCGGGCATATCCCCCGTTCGGGCTTCAACTGCGTCGTGATACAGTGCACATTCGACCGCTTGCAACCGCATGTTAAGTGGCCAATGCCACTTGTAACGGTTAACTATTTCTGTGGTGTATAGCGCTACAAAGTAGCTGTGTTCCGCCACATTTTGTGTGCGGAAACGGGGGGCGATCTGCCACCTGGGGACAAACGCCAAAAGACGGAAGTGATGGCTAAACATTTTTGGCCTCCAGACCAATATTAGCAACGATCATGGCGAAGTTGGCTACGTCCGCAGCTTCAAACATGATACACGTGGTGGAACCTTCTGCGAGCGCTCCGTCGAGTTCTTCAATTTCGCCCCGCAGAAGTTCCATAGTTTTTTCGAGATCCATTCCCTCCCATCTACCTTTGCTGGCGTTCTTGCGCAGCTTGTAGATCATGGCGTCAAAGAACCGCTGCAGATCAGGGCGCAGGTGTGACAATTCGTTTGGCACACTGATCTGCAACATCTTGGCCCCCTGGGCGAATCCCTCAGCCATCACGCGACCTGCCGAACGTCTCGGGAATAAGGCCCAAAGCCGAGAAGAATGGTGGGGGACGGACCATTCGAGCCCATTACTCTACGCCAGTCTTCGTCGATATTGTCGAGAAGGGCGTCCAGCATGGCCGCGCTCAAATAGTTACAGAAATTCAGGAAGATCACGTCAGGCTGGTTTGCCGCGATGCACTCCCGGAATTGGACGCGTGACCACGTAAACACCCGGCGCACTCTCTTCGTTACTGTGGTCAGTTCGGGTTCGAGGCCCAGCGATTCCCAGCTGACCTCGTTTTGGTCCTCGTAGCATCCGCCCGACGACCCCTGGGTGTTTCCAACCCTGATTGGGAAGGTGCGGAAACAGGCCACGACCTTGCGCACCTTATTGTACGGTATACGGGCGTCCGATATGGCTTGCATGACCGTGCATTCCCTGCTGGTCACATTCGGATAGAACCTAGCCGAATTAAGGCCGAGAGAGAAGCCTTGGGCAGTTTCGACAAAGACCACGTCCTTGTCCCACCGCCAGAAGTCGTCCCATTCCCGAGCACCTTCTGCGAGCGGGGGCAACATGGGACGGTATTCTTCAAACGCGACTTTGCCAGTCCTCATGACCTTATTGGCAATCGCGGGACCGATTCCTTTCCCCGTGCCAGCAATCCGTCGCAGCGTGTTCTGATCCTCGATACGGTCGTTCTCAGTGATTACCGCCGCATTGGGGTGGATCATAAGCCTCGAAGGCGGTATGCCTGACGCAGCGTGTTCTTTTCTCAGAATGTCGCTGTCAATCACTGAACCTGCGTTCAGAAGAGTGTATGGCTTGTGCCCCAGACGTTCCAAGAACACTGAGGCCACGGGGATTTGTTGAGTCATGATTTTCTCAGCAAACAACCCTCTGCCAACTACAAATTCGTTGCCCGCATCGGGAACATTGTCGGCAGTGAATTCCGTCGCATCGAGATAGGCAGTATGGCCCGAGTTGGGGCCAGCGTTGGTCGTGATGATGTTCGGCACCCTCCCGACCAAGTGCGCGTATTCGGCTAGCACCCCGGCCATCAGGCCTTTTCCGGTAGAGCCGAATTGACCATCCACTAGGACGTATGCCCCAGGTTCCTTGAACCATTCGGGCAGGTTGATAGACTTGTCGAGCATTGTAGTCCTCCAGGTTGACTTAACAGTATAGCACGAGGATATTGGCGTGTCAATCCCCTATTTAGGAAGCCTGTCCTCTACGAGTTTCGCGTATCCGGCTATGTCGTGCCAGTTGTCCGCGTAGTTAGGGTCGCCGGAAAGAGCCCTCGCCAACTTGTGGAGAATAAGAGTTGTTCCCTCGCGCTGGGTATCATCCATACGGAACCAGCCGGAAGTTCCCCTAGCCACGACCATGAAATCCTGGCTAATTTGGGCCACGTCTTTGAAATCCCCATATCGATCAGCGCGGGTCTTGAGGGTGTTGTTCAATTCAGACATATTCTGTTCCTTCCTGTCCCGCCTCACATAGGCGTTATTCTGGCTATGCCCAAATGCTCTAGCAGGGGCTTCAAGTTGTAGTAACCTCCGACACCCCTTTCCACCCACCGCGTGGGGTCGGCCACATACCCGGCGTCGAGCCTGTACGACACGTCGGAAAAGCCTCGCATGTTGGTATGCACGGCCACAAGACGGTGTTTGCCTTGGTGAACAAGGGCCACGAGCACCCCAGAAGCTTTTCTGTAGGGGGTATAGGGGTGCTGGCCTTCGTGGTATACCTTGCTGATACCGTGCAATTCATACTGTTGTTTCGGAGTTACGTTGATCTGCCGGTCGAAGTCATCTGCGACCGGGCCAAGGTCTTTAATCTCCAAAACACACGGCATATACGGGAACAGAGCCACAAGAAGGTCGGGGATCCCGACTGTAAACCTATTGGTTAACTTGTGGCAGTAGCCATTGTCTTTTTTCACAGACGCCCGTATTTTCGCCTGCACGTCAAGTTCTTTACTCAAGTTCTACCTCCCTCGGTGGAAGCCCAGGAAACTCGGGTGTGACCTGGGGGTGTTCTACCCTACCAATCAAGTAAGGCGTCATGTATTGCTCGTGGCCCTCCCCAACCATGTGGAAGCCCCAACTGCTGATTGTCCCACGCCCTCCGCACTTCTTCATCAGAGTGATAATCTGCAGGGGGTCGAACGTGCAGTCGGTCATCAAGCTCCCCTCCACCACGTACAGCGTTTTCTTTAGAGACACGTGCGTACTCCGAGGGTTCTGCGGGTTCCATTTCGGACCAGCGGTTTTTGTAGGCCAGCCAATCGGCGATTTTCATCCATCCGCGCCCAGGCGTCTCCGCATGGGGGTCAGGTTCAAACCACGCGTTCGACGCTGGCAAAAATTCGAACTCTTGCCAGTTATCCGCTAAGAAGACCCAAGCCTTCCCTGCGCGCCCGTCCGCTATGCCGTACAACGTAATCATAGCTCAATCCAAATCATGTTTGGACAACGCGCCCGTAGTCGTATTTCTTCCAACCATTTATGGCTGTCACGGTTATACCGAAAACTTTCGGTAATCACCACCTTGTTAAATCGGAGCCCTGCCAACGCCGATACTCCCATGGAAGGGTTCCAAGCGAACATAGTCGACTCAGTATCTGTCAGGTGCCTTCCGTTACGGAAGCCAGCTAATTCTGCGTGATTATGGTGGCCAAACACCCACAATTCGCGCATCACGCCCCCTTTATGCCGTAGACCACTTCGTTGACCATGCTCTCGCCGTAGGTGGCCACGGCCCAATTAGGCCCAAACCCACTATCCATGACGAATGGTACACGCAGATTAAAGGGGGGTCCTTTCACGTCCACCGCCATTTCCTTCATCCTCTTAGCCAGTTTGGTACCGGCATCCCCGAGAGGGGCCTGGAAGATGATTGAGTCGTGAATTGTCATGATCAGGTGCGCAGCGTCGTTTTCTTCCTGCTCAAGCCATTCGTCGATGGCCAGCAATTTCACCTTGATGACGTCAGCATTACCACCTTGGATTATTTTAGACACAGCCTTATAGGCGAAGCGGGGGTTGTCAAGCCTGCATCTTCTGCCGCACACCGTGCGGACGTACCCGCGCTGCAATAGATTGTTCTTGGCCGTGATCTGGAACTGCCGGATCCCTGGAAACAGATCGAACCACCAATCGTGGTATTGGCTGGCCTTTTCGAGAGGCCATTCCATGTGTTCGGCGAATGTTTTCTTCTGCATGCCCGTAAGAATGCCCATATTCATTCGCTTGGCCGTCGGGTCACGTTCGACGTTCATACCTTCCGCAACAACATGGTGCATGTCCAGCGGAGGATCGTTGTTGTACCCATCCAACAACCGGGGTTCGCGGGAGTAGTGGGCGAACAAGCGCGGCTCACACTGGCTGTAGTCGTTCTCGTACAGTTGGAACCCCTCATCCGGTATAAAACACCGACGGAACCTGGGGCCAAGCTTTTTATTGCGCTTGGTGATGGCCTGCATATTCGGTTCGGAACACGACAAACGACCCGATATGGTACCACCTTCGTCGGATTTTAGCTGGTTGAGCTGTGCATGAACCCTGCCCTTGAATACGTGGCTGTCGCGTAAGGGGTATGCGAATTTGGAGAGCAGGTTCGCGTTCTGGCGCAACGACATAATATTTTGCCCAGGCTCGCTTTGTCGCAGGAATTTCTCCGTGAAGCTCGGGTTACCAGCATCGGTGGTGGGCCAGTTAGTGATCCCGTGCAGTTCCATATATTCCTTAGTCTGCTTCGGGCTCCGTTCGTTAAAGTCCTTCGGCAGAGCGGACTTCGCAACAACCAGCTCTTTCTCGATAGCCGAAATCAACTCGGGTAAGTATTGCTCGTCTACCTTCCACCCCCGGCGCTCCATTCGGAACAGCGTCCAAATTAGCCGACTTTCGACCTTATGGATGAATTCCTGGCTGCTGTCTACTTCGTCTCTTTCCGTGATTAGTGCATATTGCGCTTCTCGCAACAGAAGAGTGGTTAGACCGTCGCCCTTGGCGTAGTCCATAACGAGGTCGTCGTTCCCTGGCATCCTCCAGAAATGTTCCATCACGCTCTCGGGTCTTGTCGAGGGTAACGGCACCCCAAGCGTCCGAGATATGTGTTCGTAAAGCTGATCTCCCTTCTTGGGAGTTACACCCCGGCGCAACGCGCAATTGGCGAGAGAGTATGAGAACTGGTGTTCATCCAGCATCGGTTCGTTGATGCCAGTATCTTCACACTCGCGCCCAAGCATGATGCCCGCATTCGCAGCCATGTGCATGTCGAATTTGGCGTGGTGCATTACGGTCAACAGACCTTTTCTGCGCCTTTCCTCGAACGCCTTAGCGAGGAACCCCTCGAAGTAATGGGGCTGTATTTTGTCGGTGGACGTCTTGAGCGGGGGACACGCGGGGTCGTATAGATTTCCCCCACCCCCGTGCCTCACGGGGATGTAAAAATTGTTGATAGCGTCGAGGGTGATTACGTACCCGACTGGCTGGTGGATCTTCCAATCAAGACCCGAAGTTTCAGTGTCGAACGCGATGATCGGCGCGTCTCTCACTATTCTCAAGGCTTTTTGAGCCTGTTCCCCCAACGTCATGCTGCTGGCCATGTGCTTAGTCCCGCTCCAGGTGTGTCGTCGTGCCCGCACGGCGGGCGTCGGCTGGCCTCGGAGTAGGGGCGCGGCGTACCTACCTGCCGCGCCCCCGTGCCCGTCCGTGGCCGTCGTCGTGGCTCAGTATTCCTGGCTGGTAGCTCCGCCAGACTGCACGTCGCCCTCGTTCCCGACACTCTCTTCGTCCGCCACCTTGTAGCTGGTGAACTGTTCGGCGATCTTCTGGCACCGAGCAAATTCTTCCTCGGTGGCGAAGCCGTGCGAGATGAAGTCGTAGTTCTTGAACGGCCCCTCGTCACCCGTTTCCTCGACAACCCTCGCCCGGAAGCGCATGGCTTGGAGGGGCAGGTTGCGGAAGGTGATCTTGGAGTTGAGGTCCTTGCCCTTCTTGGTCTGGGAACGAGCGAGGCTCATGATGATGGGCGAGAATTGCGGGAAGTCGGGCAGGTAAACGAGATACTCGTACACCAGCACAGCGGCGGGCTTGCTGTCAGGATCGCCCTTCACGGAAGACCCGAACTTGTCGAGCCCAGACCCGGCGACCGTGGGGGCCGTCTTCCAGGTCTGCTCTTCCTTGACGTTCTTGAGCTTCACGCGGAATTCGCCGTTCGGCGGCTCCCAGTGAATTCCGTCCTCGGCACGGGCCATCACCTTGCGCGGATCGCCCATAGGCGCCATGAGCAGGTATTTCTTGCGGAAGGAACAGACGATGAAGTCGAATTCAGGCCCGATCGGTTCGCCGAGAACGTTGTGCCAGAACAGCCCTGCCTTGGCCTCGTCGAAGGCGGTGACTTCGGCTGAAATAGCCTGCAGAAGCTTGATCCGGGGAAGAATGAGGTCGGTGGCGTCAACCCCGCTCAGAACTGCGCCCTGGCCCTGCATATTTTGCAGGTAGGCAGGGAGGGAGGCGTTTCCAGCCACGGCGACTTCGTTGCTGGCCTTGTTGGTTTGGTTCGTCATGGTATTTCGTCCTTGGTTCCAGAATGTTAGCACTCTCGCTCTCGTCACACCACTTGCAGCAGGTGTCGCTGTCGCTGACTTCCACCACCACCCCGGTGTTCGGGAAGGTGGCGAAGCCGTTGTCCGGGTTACTTGACCTTCGTTACGCTGGTCAGTTGCATAGACGACATTTTGAACTTGTCGTCTGGCATTTCGAGCCCCAGGTCTTCGACCCGCTGCCGCGCGAATGACGAGAGCGTCCCTGAGTTGACGGTCTCCTGAATAAGCTCGGCAGCTTGTTGCTGGGGGTCGCGCAACCAATCGAAGGCTTCCGCCTTTTTCTCGGGGATGATTGCACAATTGATGCGGGTTGAAACACCTACCCGACGCTTAATATCGTCGAGGGTGATCGTGCGGATCTTCCGCTCCAGCATCATTTCGGGGATGACGTGTCGGCTGGTGCGTTCAATCACCGCCAACATGGCTTTACGCGCCTCGTCCAGACGCTCATATTCGTCTTTGACGCGAATGTAAAGTCTAGCAACATCGTCAGGGTTGCCGGTGGCGTGAGCTTTGTCGAAGGCTTCTTGCCCTTCGATTACCGCGCGTTCCAACCGCACGGCCAGTTCTTCCAGGATGCCCATTTTAGTTCCTCGTTACAGCTTGCTAACACGGCCCTTGACCGATAACACCACTGTACCATACCCCTGATCGGCTGTCAAGTACCCTATGTCAGCCCAAATACGGTTCGGCCCCCACAGCGCCTGGAAACACTGTGGGGGCCGAGAGGCGCACGTCAGGGGGTTAGTCCCCAGATTTACGCCTCTTCCGCCGGGGGCGCAGCGGATTCGTCAGTCGCCTTGACCTTCTTGATCTTCGACCCGTCGCGGTTGTGGGTCGGGCTCACAGGCGCCGGGGGACGAGAAGCCTTCAGCCACGCGGCGTCCGCTTCGACCCAGGACGCATGCTTCCCAGGTTCACCGGGCTCGTAGATGCCGTGGCGATTGCGAGCCGCCGCGCGGAGCATGTTCGCGACAGTCATGCGGAACCGACCGGGGAAACCGTGGCCATCGCGCTGTTCGTGGAACTTGGCGACGTCGAGGTTGTTGACAGCGGCCAGACCGAACAGGCCGTCGACGTCGACGCCATTCGGAACCTGGGTTTCAGTCTTGACGACGTCATCCGTGCCCTCGACCTTGGTTTCGGTGACCTTGGTCTTGTACGCCGTAGCGTGCTTCTCGATCAGCTGGGTGATGAAGTCGTTGTTCTTCTTCCCGCGATACTTCGGGTCCACGATGGACTTCGGCGCGGTTTCAGTGGCGGTATCGGTCATTTTCGTTCTCCACAGGAGGTTGCGGGGGCTCAGCCCTAAGATACACACCAAACCACGGCTCCTAGGCTCTGTCAAGGTATGCATCAGCGTCGTCTGAATCTTCTGCGCCACTGAATTTGTTTCGATTATAGTACAAAACTTCTCTGTAATTTTTCCGCGCTTCTTCGATCTTCCGAACTCTCTCTTCGCCGGTCATTTCGTCATTGAAACAGAAAATACCAGTTGTAAGCTCGAATTGAGCCGCGTGGTACTCCCAATCCAGCAGACGCACGAAATATCTGTTCTTTTTGCCCTTGAGCCACCGACCTTCGTATCTCACCGAATTCGGGACAAGATAGGTCCGCACTTGTTCTTCTTTGCCTACCACATACAACCATTCGGCCATAGTGGAGAAGAAAATCAATTCCTCGGCGGGTTTCGGCATTTCGCCTGTCCACTGAATACCCCTGTACAAGGCCAGGAACTGATCCTTATGCCAGTCCTGATAATCTTGGTACAGAGCTGAACGGGCTACGGCTCGCGGCCAAGAAGACCTAGGGTCCATCCCAGGCATAGGGCGAACGTTCAGCATCGGTACTCGCAGTTTATCGTTGAACAGCGGGTTTTGAGCTTCGAGGCGCTCTTTCCAATAAAGGAGAACCGACATATTAATATTCCTCGGATGCGGTTGGGGGGATTACGATTTCTTCAAGCTCGTCATTCGTAGCTTGATCGAGAAGTTGTGACACAATATTCCCGTGTCTTTTCCGTAGAAAATCTACGATATCCTCTTTGCTTGGGAACTTGTGCACCCTCACGCGGTCTTTCACGGTCTGGCCGGATTTCGAGTCCGTGTACTGGACGGAGACTTGCCCGCCTTTCTCAAGTGCCCCTTCCGGAAGCACCTGCCGAATGAGCGTCCCGATTGAACCAGAATACACCGATCTGCCATGTTGACGCACAAAATCTCGGTAGTCTGCTTCCAAAACCGGCAAGCATACCCTATCCGGCCAGCTGTCTCTCCGTACAGTATCGTATCTTTTGTCATTTTCATCGATCTTGGCGCTATTGTAAGCATACCACCAGTGAACATGATTTTTGGCGTCTAACGGGAAGCCTTGGGCAACACGGTTGATCATCCAGCTAACTTCCGGATCAACGCCCATCCGCTGGATTTGTTGCTTGATATCGGTGGATAGGGGCCTACGTATATTCTGCTTGTCGTACTTCCTGTCCAGGAACCACCTGAGAATGTGGGGAAGGTGCGCTGCTGTCCACTTGCGGATCTCCGACCAGAACCCCAGGTTGTTGATATACTTGTCGCTCACGTGCAGAACTGTGAACCTACGCTCATTCGGGTTCGGATCGATGAAGATGGGGTTGTTTTTGTCGTTAGACGTAAACAGGTAATGGATATGATTCGGTTTGTTGAAGGCATTGACGCCCTTGGGCTCGATCACAATAGTCTCATCAGTGATCAACGACTTCAACTTAGCGGCCACACCCTTCTGATAGCTATGAACAGCCTCATCGCACTGGAAGAAAATCTTGTTGTCTGCCAGTTGGTTAAACTTCGACGTAAGCGTCTCAATATCGTTGGTTTTGGCATAGTGGTGATCACCTACTATTTTCCCTAGAACCCATTCGCCGAGAAACGACTTGCCCGCCCCCTGCTCGCCGATCAACACTAAACATGTTCCAGGCTTAAAGGCTGGCTGTTGGAACATGTCGGCACACCAGTCTAGAATCCAGCAAGCATGTATTTCGTTGCCATTCGCCAGCACGTTAAGCACATAATCGAGAAAAGGCTTTATATCCTCGTCTGTTACGGGCTGGCTATGGGGCTCGACGGCCCAACCTCTGAATTGATTGACGTAGTTTTTGCCTCGCCAGTCGACTATTTGTTCTTGCGTGGTGGGATCGAATGTAAGGCCTCGCACCTGACGGAAGGCGGTAGAGTTAAACAGCAAGGTAGATATGTTTACCAGCTTGTTGCCAACGGTAATCTTCCTACCACCGAGAGAATTCGTGGCTTGATCCTTGGTCATCCAGGGCGAATCATGCCCCTCCCTCACTAATTCAAGGTCGATAACCTTACCTTCTTTGTACCAGATGACGAACTGCTCGGTAAGCTTTTCTAGCTCGATGATGCCGTCGTTGTCGGACAGTAGGCGATATAGAGCCCTCAGGACTTTTTCCCCGTCCAGTCCTATCAGCTCTGCCAGTACCTTGCCCCCCGTCACTTTCGCGGTGGGGTCGTTGTTCAGCTTGTTCCAAGTGTTCTCGAAATTGAGCTGTCTCTGCCTCTTGTCCTTGCTGTTGGTGTCGGCTAGCTTAAGAAGATTTTGGAATATTTCGCTCGCGTCATCTTCCGTCAGTTGGAACACGTCTTCTTTAAGGTCGCTCTCGTGCAACACTCCGTTCGCGATCAGCGAATTCTGACGTATGCGCCATAGCAGCCCACCTATGGCCAGAGACATGTCATTCCGGACACCGTCGCTAAAGTAATTGGCCAGTAAGGCTGTAGCTTGCGCCATCCTCACCCGTTTTACCAGATACCACGTCGCGATGTGCGCCGCCGAAACCGACGTATCTACGTCCTGCGACCATTCGACCATTTCGTCGAAGTCTGCCCTATAAGACCCCGGCATAACAGTAAACAGCGCATTTTCAGGCCTCCCGCCCCTGATCTCTACAGAATAGTTGCTGATGTTGGGATCGTCGCCATTGTCCCTATTCCATCCGGGGGTTGGCGTCCCGATTTTCAGGCTTTTCATATAGCGGAGAATAGGGCCGTGGATATCCCTATCGAAATCTTCGTGGAGAACGTACACCCTGTGAGAACGGGGTTTACTGGCTCTTCCCCATTCCCAGGGGGTCCTCGGCAAAAACATGTCCAGGGCGGGCTTGATGAAGGGTACGTTACTGTCTTCGTCAATGTCGACATATTTGCCGAAGAATAGAGCCCCGACATTGAGCTTCGTGTTGTTTTCCAGCTGTCTCAAGAGCGCCGGTATATCGGCACTCATGGCGGTTCTGGGGTCCCAGTCCGAAAAAGGGTCCTTGCGGCCCTCCTGTACCTTGACCGGTATCAAGCCAGTGTTACGCAGAAACTGCAGGCTCGTGGCGCGATGATCCACAATATTACCCCTCGACTAGGAGTTAAAACGTTTGTTCGGTGTTCGGCTTGAGCCCGGTATTTCCAGGTGTACTTCTATTCCACATCGTTGCGGCCCCTGTTTTTGTGGCCGTGATCGCGAGGGTCCTGGGCGTTCCACCCGCCCCTCTTCAATCTATCGGCCAAATCCATTGCTTGTTTGTCGTTGAACGACCTAGATTGAGCCTCCAAGGCCACAAGATACCCCGGCGCAGGCTGTTCTTTCAGATCGTCAATCGTGAGGCCGAACGGGCTTAGAGCCTTTACTGCGGCAGACATTGCCATTTCTCTCTCGGCCTCTGCCGAGCTTTCGTCTGCAGCCCGGTTCAGCAGCTTCCTAGCTCTTTCGATGGCTCTTAACGCCAGCATCGATTTAGGGCTTTGCTTGTCCATTCGGTCCCCGCGATATATACCATGCTACCATGTAGCGCGGTCATGTGTCAAGTGGTAGGTGCTCACGGCCTACTTTTAAGTATACGGATACACTTTTTACACGTGACCTTGGCGCGGTTGTTCACTTCTTCCTTGCGGCCAGGATCGAATGTACCGCATAGGCTACCCGGCATTCCAGCGCCCCAATGAATCGCGCCGTTGTCGAGAACGGTCGACGATAGTTTTTGGGCTACGGGGTTTTCCGGCCATGGGAACCTAGTCATGGCTTGGCCTTTTTTGCCTGAACAACCACCACACGAAAGCTTGAGATCGCGCCATATTGTCTAGCGCGTTGACTATGACCTTCGAGTTATTTTGTGTTCGATCTATGGTCATAGCCGTCCGTACTGCCTCGGCTAAACCTTCTTGTAGCCCTTGACGATATGCGTCGTCGACTTCGGTTATAACTTCGCCTTTTTTAATCCTCGAAAAACGCACAAATTCAGCTCGCAGGTCGGCGGTTGTTGATTCCATGTCATCGATGATGTTTTGAAGGCTCGCACCGCGATTTTTCGCGTATGTGATAGCGAACCTTAGAGCTTCACGAAATGCCGGATCTTTGGTCATAGCTTAACCTCGTTCACATTTAGCGCGGCACGGGCATGCGCGATATCACGTTCGAACCTAGCCAGCAGCGTGTGGAAAACGTGATCGTTTACTGCTTGCTTGCCCCCGTCTTTTAGGAGCGAATGAGCACCGATTAAACTGATGGCGGTGCGTTTCAGCGCTCTTTCCATCATGAGGGCCTTGCGCTCTTGCTCTTCTAGTTGAGCGCGCATTGATTCCAGCTTGTGTCTCAGCGTCTCGGTCATTTCTTGTTCATAGCCCTTCTTACTTCTCTTTCATAACCCTTGATGACGTCGATAAACCGTTGATACCTGACATGGCCGTACTCTTTAGCCTCTGCCAGTGCCGCGAGTTTCGCTGATCTTAGCCCTTGCAGGTAACCATTCTGTGCGGCTATGGAACCCTCTTTTTCGATCAGGTGCTGGTTGATGATACGGAAGCGTTCGACGTCGTCCCAATCAAACGCGCCCGCCGGACCGGTGTTGGCGTCGAAGTCGTAGGAGGCTTCAACCTCCACCCACACGTCGTCTTCTGGCCGGTTTTCACCGTCATATGCAGTCCAGTCGCTCACTGGTCAGCCTCCCTCGTCATGGCGTCTTTACACCTAGAAGTTAGGGACAACCTCCCGCCATCGTCGTACAAGAAACCCAGGCGCACCATAGTCCTGACGTTGCTGGTAACCTTGGACGCTTCGAAAGCGTTAGCCGCACATAGCTTAAGACTTTTCACATCGGTCGCACCAGCCATCACCCTATGGGCGATTATGAGCCACGGCCCCCCTAGGGGCCTCATGGGTTTGGTCGTGGTGTGCACAGCTGATTCTTTCAAGTTGGGCCTTCTATGCCAGCTTTGTTGTCTTGTCGCTGTCGATCTGC